CAGGAGACATTCCAAATTATGTAAGGCGATACTTCCATTAGCTTAGTTCTGGAAACTCACCAAGAGGTCTAACTGGAGGTGTTGCATTGTTATATACATATAAAGCTGCTAGAGCATCTACATCTGCTGCATTATCTATTTGAGTGCACATATCGTTAGCTTTTGTACGCACACTAGCTCTCCAAGTTTTAATATTGCTTGGCATAGCTGTACCACCTTCTGTTTCTCTAATTGTCATCCAATCAGTTGATTGTAATAAACTTGCAGCTTCAGAGTTAATTTTATCTTTACATATATGTTTTAAACCATAATTTTTAACGTCTCCTGCTACCCATGTATGTACTCTTTGACCTGCTTGTGAATGACCTTCTTCATATACATCGGCTGCAACATCCTCTGATGTATATAAAATATTATCTATACTTTTTGCAATAGCAGTACCATAACTACCTGTTACTGTATTATCAGAAAAAGAATAAGTAATATCAGTATTAGTATAATATTCTTTATCTTTATAATTAGTTTTATCTATTACAACAGAATATAATCCTAATCCTTGTAATTCAGAACTACTCCAGAGTGTAAAAATATTACTAGGATAGTTAATATCTCCGATTCTTAATTGTTTAGGTGTTGTAAATATTTTACTTACGCTACCTGATTCTACTAATGCCCACATAATTTTACCTCGCTACTGTTGGGATTCCTGTTGATGTCACAAATGGGTTCTCTGCCCAAGCACAAAAACCATATTTAGTGCCACTTGTATTTCTAGCTGGACCATTATCTCTTATCTTAAAACCATTACTTAAAAAATCAAATCTAGTGTTTGTATCTGCAAAATGCCTTTGATTGTCATTAACTCCCATAATATAAGAAGTATCATCATTTGTTGGATTTCTACCATTATCATAACAAAAAGTACCCTCTGCTCTATCCATAGCTCTTATCATTACAAGT